GTTCTGCGATTTACATCGCGCTTCCGTTCAAATTCGGCTTGCCGTTGATCGATTAACTGCTTCTGAGCTTCGGAGTTAATCTTGTCTCGAGCCTCCTGTAAATCGGATGCTCGATCACGCGATGCTTTATTTTGCAACTGTGCCGCTATCTGTGTGCCCTCGGCGAATCCACTTCTAAAACTCATGTATACTTCCCTCCCAATGCATTGCTTGCACCTTTAAAGAATTTACCTCCGCCCATCAAACTTCCAACTCCGCCGGTGAAAGCTGATGTAGCTGCTCCACCAACAGCGCCAAGAACAGTATTCCACGGGTTCATTTCGGCGCTCTGGAATGCGTTTGAACTGGCTTGTTTGTATGACGCTTGAGCGAAGTCTGCACCCAGCGCCATGGCGTTTGGATTGAGCCCGGCTCCCTGTTGGATGCCCATCGGGTTAAAGCCAGCGGCGCCCTGTTGCGCCCCAGAGATCGCTCCGAACTGAGCCACTGGAGTTATGCCAGACAGAAAGCTCGATGCGTTAGCTAGTCTCTGCTGCCGTAATCGGATTGCAGCATCACCAAGAGCAAATCCCTCGGCTGCTGCATTAGCATCTCCCAGGACATTCCCTCGAGCGGCCTGGGCTCCCCTGACAGATTGTGTGACTTGACTCCTAAGCTCATCACCTAAACCATACCCGGCCTCTAAATCTTTCATTGCTTCCTCACCGAGCATCTTTCGGATTTTTGTCCCCTGGGGATCTGAGAGTTCGAGCTCTTTAAGTCTCTGCTGAATTGCTCTCTCACCGAACTCCTCCTGAACGTCCAACTGACTTTCTGCAATTGTCCTGGCGGATTCAGACATGAACTCTAGTTGATTACGCATCTGATCAATATCTCCGAACCCGGTAAAATCAGCGGTCTTTTGCTCACCTGTTTTTGGATCGGTATACGTTACAGATGTTCCCATCGTGGACGCGGATTCGATCTGTTTCCGGATCGGTAACGTATCGATATCAGCGTATACAGCGGCCTCGTTGGCTGCTGCTATGTCTGGTGGTGCTGGTGGTTTCGGTTTGCCCATAACATTAATCTCTTAAAGTCTCTGTATCTGTATCGTTTTAAATTGTATTGCCGGTGTCCCCAGTAAATCAGTTTGTTGGCGTCTCTGTTCTGCTCTTCAAAATTGGTAAACAGCGTGTATGTCGCAGACTCCCCAGCGCTGCAAAGTTCATGGAAATATACGTGCTCACCCGTCGAACAATTGGGCTCCCAAAAATGTGGGACAATATCCCCGGTGAAATCTTTGATCCTGCGATACGTTGCGAACCCGCGCATGACTCCACCCTCTTCGGCGACCATGAGCGTTTTGTTTTTCGCATGGAGGCATAGGTGCTGTTTGACCTCGGATTCCGTCCAATCTGTAAATAGTTTTCCGTGGCCATTCTCGCTCGCAAATTTAATAACGTCCTCAATGGTCAAACCTGTTTTTCTAAAGTTTCGATAAACGCTCCGAGGTTTACATTTCGCAATGCGATGTATCTCTGATCGTCTAGTTCCAGTCCGGCCTCGGTAATTTGAGTTGCCGTTGAATTGGTGATTTTGACCTGAAACTCTCGTCCCTGGTTCGTCCCTGTTAAACTCATGTTGTGGCGAACGATTCCTGGCTTGCCTAACACCGCTGGAAGAACAAAGTCCAATCTCAATTCACCAGTTCCAGTGTCGACTAGTTGTCCGCTATCCAGGATCACTTCGTCGCCTCCATCGGGGATCAGTGTGATGTTAGCTCGAGCTTTGCTTTTAAAAAATTCTACTTCGAGAAAATCACATGTCTTCGGTGATATAGGATCGTTGAAAGTAAGAGCCCGAGTAAGAATCTCGAACGGAACTTGAGTGTAACTGGACCCCAGGTAGTCAGCGTAATCGTTTTCGGTGGTCGAGTCTTCGTCTATATGATCGCGCAAGTAAGCGACATTGTTGTTAGTTGTATCCGCCCATACCAAGCGTCGACGATCATTCAATGGCTCATAAATATCGAACATTGATGGTTGCCATCCGGACCATCTCCCTGCCCATTGTTTTAGATTGGTATCGTATACCAGGACAGTGTTAGGGACAGTTGAGGATCCTGTTGGAACAGCGAGTATGTATCGGCCCCGCCAGAATGACGCGCACGATTTTAAAGCTGAACCCCAGTTAATTTCCTCAATGATATCCTGGATGGGTAGCGATATAGGATCGCTGGTTGCAATCTGGTCTTGCTGAAATGCAGTGCCTACTGAACGAACACCGTCTCGGCTGAGAAAAAGTATATCATCTCCAACTCTGACCGCTGACTTTTCTGCTAGGCAACCAACTTTGTTCGAGACCATCTGAACAGTGTAACTGCCGGGGCTCGTGATAGACGGGTTTGCATCTACAACATAAATCGAATTTTCTTTGAGTATCGCAATCCGAAAATCTTTGAACGGAACAATCGCACGTATTGCATCCGAGCTTCCCGTTCCAATTCTAATTGAATTGAGATTGGAAAAAGCGTCACCTGTCGCGTCTGGCAGAATTTCAGAGACATGTAAAGTGTCGATACCTGTCGCGCAAAACAAACGAAACATGTGAGATGTTAACGCTCGAGTATTTTCCGGTGAGTCCGTATCTGAAATCTCAACGGCAACATCGTAACTGACGATAGTGCTAACATCATCCCATACACTGTTGCCATCATCATCAACCAGAATGTCCTCAGATCCAGTCTGGCGAACAGCAAGTATGTCTCCCGTGCCATCGGTAAAATATACTGCTCCATTGATCTCTGTTACACTGCACTGATGCGGTAAAGCCGAGCTATCGTATTCCCCGGTGAACAAGATCCCGGTGGTGGTTGGCGTATGCAGATACACATTGCCATCTGCAAATATCATCAACCCGTAATCCCAGGTGGTGACTCGCAGGGCGATGATCGCGTGGATCGTTGTGTATGTATCGTTGGAGATCTTCCAGGCGCCGCGCCGAGACTTTGTAATGCCAGCAGTCGAAAGCTCTATGTTCTCGAGATTGCTTGCCAAGACGGGCGGGATGGTCGATGCGCGACCGTATGAGTTGATTCCCTGGATGACTGGTTGGGAATCATAAGTAATCGGATCATCGGTTGCATCATTGAAATAGACTGGCATCTTTAGAATCCAAAATCGTGACGGTCATACTCACCGTTTACATTCGGTTGAAGTGTGGAAATGGCAGCAGATTGTCCGCGCTCAATGTCTCGAGCGATCTCAAGTAAACTGGATGCCTCTGAATATTTAACCTGGGCTTTGCCGTATTGCCGGGCCCGCTCTAACATGTCTCCCTCGCAGAAAGAAATTATGGCGTTATCGATTCCCCTCACTTGCGGTTCATCATAATCATGGCGCAATGGCCTGACTCGCTTCTTACCGATAACAATAATCTTTATCGTTTTACCGTCGACGTAATCCGGATTGAGATTGAGCCGAACGCGACAAAGTGAATACTTGGTTGAGTCCGCTGGGATTGTTTCGGTAGATGCACCGTTGCTGAACAATACATCACCAGCAGTAATCTCTTTGGAGACGTAATGCACCTCATCGAAATCTTGAGCACCGTAATAGTTGCTCGAAGATAACGTGAGTGATTCGCTCACAGGGCGGGAGTTGTTCTTACCTTTAAAGTAAATAGTCTTACCGCTATCGCTACTGTTAACATGTGCTTTGAGTTGTATTTTAAATGGCTCAGAACTCGTTAACCTGGATAGCGCGACTGGTTCGATTTCAGTGAACGCTACTGGTTTGCCAGTGCCTAGAATCTGATCTGGCTGAGTGCGGACCAGGGATTGCAAATCACGATACGCCATTAACTGATCGTCATAGATTATGTTGATCGGACGAGCGATCTCATATGGCAAAGTAAACTCCTCTTCGTAGCTCGTGCTTACAGATGCGTTAGCAGTGTATGGGTTAGTGTCTGGGGATTCTCTGGTTGGCAAATCGAACTCTGAAATGACGAGCGTGTCTTTCCATAACCCGGTGTCGACAACCATCTCATGCCGTTGACGAATAAAGTCTTTGGCAGCATTGATGGATGAAGCATCGGTTTTCCCGAGCTTGTTGCAGACAAAATTTGCTATTGCTGAGAGTGTCATTTCCAGGCTCTAATTTTAAATTTCCATCCGCTTTCGGTTATGTTGTCGGGGTCTATGTCACCACTAGTCACATTGAAAAGTTTTAAAACCCCTGTATGTAGACTAACGATTACACTGCTTGCGTTTTTATAGACTGCACCAAACGGAACGTAATCCCCGGCAGCGCTCTCTACAGAGTCCTGTGATACCTCATCGTCTACTGAATATCCCAATTCCGCTGAAACGCAAACCAATGTGATTTCAATCAGCCTGGGCACTTGGCCCAACCCATGAGTCCATGTATACGAATCAGGTTCTGGTCCAGTCCTAATTGTTGAAACGGTATCTGATAGTGCTTCGTAGTATTCACCCGATCCACTTGGCAAACCGCCAACTCCGAGCGAACTTTGTAAATTCTGGTAAGTTATTTTCTTCGGTGCAGATCCACCGTCGATGACCAGGAACTCATCTGGGTTTGCGATATCGCTCGAGCTGAGAGCAGTGAGATCGTTGACCGTCTTATACAGGTTCTGAATCTGTAAGCTCTTGTTTACTCCGGCGTTTTTGTCTTTAACCAACAGTAGATCGTCCTCGCCGGGATCGCTTATCTCAGTATGACCGCTGATCATTGTGGCGCCTATCGCTACATTATCAATGGTCCCAAAACTGAGCGCTGCATCTGTGCCGCCGGAAACTAAAACCGTGCCAGTTGCGCCTGGGCTCAACTCCTCGAATACTCCACCGGATCCACTTTGGACGAGCGTCCCTGATGTACCTCCTGACGCATTACTTAACGTCGAAAGATTGATTGTGTTTGCGCTGATACTGGCACCAGTAACTGCATTGGGCGCGAGCTTGGCAGACGTTACAGAATCATCCAAGAGCATGCCCGTGGTGATCGTGTTAGTTGTGATTGTGCCATTGTTGACCAAGTTATTCAGCTTGGCAGCAGTGACCGTTTCACCATCAGTAAAAGTATGTCCGGATGATAATCCCATTATATCAAATCTAAAAGTTTACGGATGATTGAGAAAGTGCCTCGAGACTTCTGGTCTTTAACAACTGACTTCATGATACCGCTGATCTCAATGTTGTGTTTTTTCAGCTCTTCTTTGAGTTGATTGCCACAATCGAGAGCTGAGATTGTAGCCTCTTTATATTTTTTTGAGCGCAACGATGCTCCGATACTCAGTGCCGATAATGCTAGGAATGTGATGAGCGAACCAAACGGTACATTGAGTTGACCGGGTAACTCGGCTGCTGCACGGGAGCCCGAACTCACTACCCAGTTTGTCCGGCTTAGAACAACGTCCACCGGACCGAGCGGAGTGCTCACCGTGTTAGTGTGGTTTGTTATTTGCGGCTCATAAAACCTACCGGTGAGGCTATCGAGTTGAGCGCATCCACCCACTAGCAATGAGCCGAGGCAGAGAGTTATGATCGTTGAATTTCTAATCATCGTCTTTAGGTTTTCGATAATCTCTGAACGCATGCATCATCTTGAGTATCGCATATGCGAGTGAGGCAAGTGCGATCCCGAGCTGAATGATTACGTTGATTTCACTCAGTGTTACGGTTACCCCAAGAGTGCTTACTGCCATTAATTTGGCATGCTCTACCCAACTATTCATACCCCTATGCCCAGACTCTTGCTGGGGTTACGGGACTTGGCTCTACGAGATAGTCGCTTAATCCCTCTACCAACTCTGACTCACTTGGGAGGACTCTTAGATTACAGTGAACGCCATCAACGTATGTCGCTTCGCTAGTGACTTCACCCTCTTCATTGAGTTCTGCTGGAGTGTCCACAATGAGCCCGACAATGTCCGTGTTTCTAAAAAGTTGTCGCTCTTCAAACTCCACCGCCACCGGTTCCCCATCGGGTGTTTCCGCGTCCTCAAATTTGGTTGGAACTCTTTCAAACAAAACGGAACGCATTTCCGCTTCGTCCGCGAATTTTAAATATAGGTCTGTATAGCTCATATGATTTGTTGTCAGTTGATTTAGGAAGTGAGTGCAGCGAGTTCAGTATCGGAGA